CGGGGGTTGAGGTAGATGGGCGAGCCCACGGTCGTGCGGCCGAGGGTGAATTCACCGAACTCGACGGCACCGAGGCGCCAGAGAGTCTCGGCTAGCCAGAGGTTGCTGTTGTCGGTGAGTGCCATATGCCTCTGTCAAAAAGGGCCGGAGGCCACGTCTGGCCTCCGGCTGTTTGGGTCCGATTGTTCGTGACTCGCGTCTATCGCTAGGAGAGCTTCAGGTCGTCGGTAGTCGCCGTCCCCTCGTCTCACTCTGGCAGGCGCCGAGCGTTCTGGGTGCCCTGTCGGACGCCGTCAGGGCGTCACGTGTCGACTTGCCAAATCCCCCAGCGGATCCTATTCGTCATGTCACCCCTCCTTGATTTGGTGGGTGGAGTGAAAATTCGGCGACGGAGTTAGAATTCAAGCACAACAAGGCTGGTGTTTCAGCGACGGCTCCGCGAGACCCAGAAGTCCCGCTTCACAGCCTCCCAGCTACTCTACACATGCTGGGCCCCAGAGGGTAGGGAAGCAATCGCTTGGAGCTTTGCATGGCTCTTCTGGTCAAGGTTTCCCTTGGCTAGTAGGAGTTGAAGCGTTGCAAGAGTTCGCTGTCTTTCGACAGTTACCTCAGGCAACTTCCAAAGAGAAGCTAGTAAATAGCCCTCTGTCTCGTCATACCAGGTTTTTCCTGGCTCTGTCACGCTATAGTAATGGTATCCTTCGACACCAAAACGAGCGCGACTAGGGGTAGCCTCATCCAAGTTAGCGATGAAGCCACCATCTCCATATCCGTAAGGAATCCGAAGGCGTAAAGCCGACGGAACTTTTTGGACAAGGAGTTCGAACGACCTCCGAAGCCTCGCATCACAGCCGAAATTGCTATTTCGACGGTGAGCTAAGCGACGAAGAGCATTCGCTAGCCGATAAATCGGCAGAACTGACTCGACTCTATCTTTTAGATAGATTGGCTTTACATCAACCCCCAGGTAGTAATGGGCTCCACAGCTTTCACGAAATGGAGAGTCATGGTGACTCTTTTTACCATTCACGCGGAAGCCGTAGAAGCTCATCATTTCCTGGAAGAGTTCAAAGCAGACTGACGGAAGCAATACATCGTCTCCGTAAGCGCTCACCAGACTTAAATCCTGGTGGAGATATTCAGTGCAGCAAAAAGCTACCGCATAGAATATCAGAGACTCAAGCTGAAAAGTGAAGCCGTTCCCCATACTGGAGAACTTATTCCACAAAACAGCTTGACCACTTTGAGAGCCATAGTGAGATCGACAGGAATCCATTATCGAGAACCATCGGGGAGGAAGTAATTCCTCAACAACAGCCCTAGATATGGAGTCACTAGCAGAAGAAAGGTCAACACTCGCTATAAGGTTAGATAAACTACCCTTATAAGCAAGACGCTGATTCTTCGACTGATAGCGTAAGTCGATACCACACCTGCGGAGGCGACGGCCGACCATGTTACCAACAGCCTTCTGGAACCATAAATTGATCCCAGGTTCGACTGCGATAACACGATTAGTCGTAGCATCTTTAGGCACAGTGATCACCTTGTTCCCGACTTGGAAGGTAGGAAAACCAACCTCGTCTAAATGCTTACCCCAGAGCGGATAAACTGCTCGAAGGATAGACAAAGGAATAAGGTCGTACAGATCACGCGTTATTCCAGTTTCTAACTGGAACTTTCTTGCTGGACTGGCTTCCCTACGTTTTATCAACGTAGAGGCGCCAGGGCCCCAGTCTGGTTGTGAAAAGAACTCTTCCGACGAAAATTCGCCCAGAACACGTTCAATTTTTCGAATGACTGCTGAATGCAGCCAGACGACGCGACCGGCATAAAGCGGGTCGCGTTGAAGGTGTTTAAAGCGTAGATTAGTCTGCCCACACAAAGCTTCAAATTCTCGAAACTTTGTTAAGGCCACATCGTCTAAGTCATAGCTAAGGGTCAAACCCTTAAACTTCGACAGAAACTTTGTAGCTGCGTAGGCATCTCGGAACTCGACCATATTTCTATAGTTGAGCGGATTGGTCTCAAGTTGCGCCAGCTGTTCATGCTCTCCATTTCTGAAGAGCAAAAGAACAGTCAGCGCGCGAGGACAATCCAGAGAAGAGAGAAACTCTTCACATACCGAAGGAACGATCCCTTCAGCGACGCGAAACTGAACGAGTCCTTTTAGGAACTCGCTACCAAAC